GTCGATGGGTTCGATGGGTGGAATCAACCTGATGCATCTGTTGGAGGCTTGCGGGTTGAAGCCTGAGCAATACAAGATCATCGACCAGTACGCCTATCGGATGAGTGTCCCGCAGGGTGCGTTGGCTGCCATCTATTCGGCTGCTGATGTGTTGTTGGCTTGCTCGATGGGTGAGGGGTTTGGGATTCCTGTGGTTGAGGCTCAGGCGTGTGGGACTCGGGTGATTGTGTCGGATTACACCGCCCAGCCGGAGCTTGTCGGGTCGGGTTGGAAGGTGGAGACGCAGCCGTTCTGGGATGCGGCACAGAAAGCCTGGTTCTGCACCCCACAGGTGCCATCCATTGTGGATGCCCTGAGAGCCTCCTACGAGGCTCCTAGAGGGGCGGATAAGGCCGCTGTGGAGTTTGCCAGCCAATACTCCGCAGATCGCGTCTATGAGGCTCATTGGAAGCCAATCATGAAGGAGTTGTCGGCATGGTGCCGGTCATCGTCATCCCAGTCCTAAACCGATATGACCTGCTTGAACGATGTCTGGCATCTATCGACTACCCCGTAGACACCCTCATCATCATTGACAATGGTGGACAGGCAAGCATGTGGGGTTGCCCCTGGCTGGTCGATCATCGCCAAATCGACGACTACCGAATCTGGTCAATGCCCAGCAACCTCGGGGTCGCAACCTCATGGAACCTCAGCATCAAAGCCACCCCTTACAGCAAGGACGGTTGGCTGCTCCTGAACTCTGATGCCTGGTTTGAGCCTGGTGCATTACAGCAGTTTCACAGCGAATGCAGCCCAGACACGATCACGCTCGCCGGTCATCCAGGCTGGTCGTGCGCCCATGTCGGACGCAACGTGGTCGCCAAGATTGGTCTGTTCTGCGAGAACTTCCATCCCGCATATTTTGAGGACAACGATTTCGAGCGTCGAGCGCAAGCACACGGAATCCCCATTGTTCACTCGTCAGCGAAAGTCAACCACGACAATTCCTCAACTATTGCTTCTGACCAGTCGCTAGCTGAGGCCAACGCCAAATCCTTTCAGGCGAATCAGGAACTTTATCTGCGACGCTGGAATGACGGCCTATACCCAACCCTCGAGGAATGGTCGCTGGAACGTCGATGTGAATTGGGGTGGGACAAATGAGCATCGCGCTCGTCGGTTGTTCGTCGGTTGAGTATTGGGAACGCTGGGGTCAGCAGTTCTGTGACTCGATTCAGGGAATGCGAACGAAGCCTGATGAGGTGATTATTGCGTCGCTAGAGCCGCTGGATGTGCCGGACTTCGTGACCAACATTGAAACCAAGGAACTGTTCTGGGATTCGTGGAATGATGCGATTCGCCATAGCACGACTGACTGGGTGTGGCCTGTTGGGGTGGATGATCTGTTTGAGGTTGATGCGTTGGAGAATCTGGATGGGTCGGCTGAGGTGATTGCGGTTGCTGGTCGTGAGTCGACTGGTGCGTCGTTTGTTCCTGATCCGCATGGGTTTGAGCGGATTCTTGAGGTGGGGTTCAATCCGATGCGGGGGTCGATTATGTTGCGTCGGGATGTGGCGGTGGCGTTGCCTTGGCGTCCTGTGAAGTGGGCGGATTGGATGCAATGGTGTGAGATTCGGTATCACGGGTATCGGGTTGTGTTTGATTCGCAGAGTCGAATGGTTCATGTGCGTCATGCTGGGGCGATTTCGATGAACTCGGATTCGGTGGCTGAGGCTCAGGTGAATCAGTTGAAGCATTGGTTGTTGACGGTTGGTGTGAAGCCTGGGGCTGAATGGCCTCCTGTGTTGTTGGGGTAACATAGAGCCGTGACAATCACGAACGGCTACGCCACACGCAACCAGATCAAGGCTGCGCTTCGTATCGGTACAGCCGATACGCTTGACGACGACCTGATTGATAACTGTGCTGAGGCTGCAAGCCGTCTCATTGATGGGTATTGCAACCGCCAGTTCTGGTCTGTGGGTTCTGCGACCGCCCGCATCTTTACGGCTGAGTCGGAGTTCACCTGCTCGATTGACGACGTATCCGGTACGGCGATCACGCTACAAACCTCAAGCCTTGGTGACGGCGTGTTCGACATCACTTGGACGACGACCGATTATCAGCTGGAACCGTTGAACGGTGTGCTGGATGGATTGACTTGGCCATACGACCGCATCCGTGCTGTCGGCGACTATCTGTTCCCCACCTTGAATGCGAACTACGGTGAGCAGGCGTTGGTGAAAGTGACCGCCACATTCGGTTGGCCTTCGGTTCCTTCGACGGTGACGCAAGCGACGATCATTCAGGCATCACGAATCTTCAAGCGTTACGACTCGCCACTCGGGGTGGCTGGGTTCGGTGACATCGGTGCGATCCGTGTGTCACGCTTCCTTGACCCTGATGTCGCGCAGCTCGTCGAACCGTATCGACGAATGCGGATGTTTGCGTGAGCGCAGCAACCACCGTCACTCAAATCAAAGAAGGCCTCCAGACTCGTCTGGCGACCATCCCTGGGCTTCGTGCCTATGCTCAGCAACCAGACAACATCAATGCCCCGTTCGCGTGGCCGATGCTGGAATCCATCACCTACAACGGTGCGATGGGTGGGGGTCTGGTTATTCACACGTTCACGGTGTCGGTTGTGGTGGGTCGTGCTGCGGAACGCTCAGCGCAGAACGCCCTAGACGGGTATCTGTCTTATGCGGGTACAACCTCGATTCGGGCTGCGATTGAGGCTGACAGATCGCTCGGCGGTGTCGTACAGAACCTCATCGTCGAAACTGCCTCAAACATCTCGACGATGGACGGGAACGATACGACCTACCTGATGGTGGACTTCAGGGTGGTTGTGTACGCCTAACCCTTGAGAGGGTGAAGCGTTGGGGTGTAGTGTTGGGGTTTGTAATCCAACCCCTCTAGTGCCGGAAGGCAGGAGTCACAAACAATGGCAAAGCAAGTTCTGACAAACGTGGCCGTCACCTTCGGCACCGCGAACACGGACATCACTTCGTATGTCGCAGCAGTCACCCTCAACCTGACCGCAGCGGAAATCGCTACAACCAATTTCGGGTCGTCGGGTGCTGTCACCCGCATCCAAGGCCTGAAGGATCACTCGGTCACGATTGACCTGCACCAGGACTACCCAGTCATCGAGAAGTTGTTCTACGACGCCTTCGCGAACGGCACCGCAGTTGCGATGACCGTCAAGCCAAACGGCACAGGTGCAGCATCCTCGGCCAACCCAAGCTACGCCTTCAACGTGCTTCCCGTTTCGTGGACGCCAGTCGCAGGCGCAGTCGGCGAACTCGCCACCGCCAGCATCACCTGGCCAATCGACGGAAACGTCACCAAGACCGGCACCGGCGCATAACTTTCATCACAACCCTTACCTGCGGAGGTAACAAATGAAACTGCCACTTGAAGTGGTCAGCGCATCCGACGGCTCAATCCGAATCGTCATCGCCACATTCCCAGACTTCATCGCCTACGAACAGAAGTTCAGCAAGAGTGTCGCAAAGTTCGAGGATGGTTTGTCACTCACCGATCTTGCATTCCTCGCTTGGCATGCCGAGCATCGCACCAAGAAAACAGGGTTGGACTTCGACTCCTGGTGCAACGAGCAAGAGGCGATGACTTTGGGAGATGCAGCGCAAGCCGTGATCGCCCCTTTGGAGAGCAGTCAGCCCATTGGCTGATCGCATATCTGTCCTGCGAGACAGGTATCGCTCCGTCGGTGTTGCTGGCTGAATCACCCAGAATGCTCTACACAATGGTCGGCTATCTCCGATGGAGAGCCGTCCACATGAACAGGTAATCTCGCTCTATGGCATTTCAAGGCATCCCACTCGGACGCGCTTCCTACGTCTCAATCAAACCTGACTCAGGCAAACCCGCTGTCCTCATCGATGGCCTCGCCGACTTCCTCCGCAAAGCAGCCAAAATGGACGACCGGTTCAACTCGCACATGCGAGAAGCCTCCCGAATGGTGGCACAGCAAATCATTGACGAAGCCAAGATGGAAGCGTCAACCGTCACTAGGAACCGTCAAGCCATTGAGGTCATGAGAGGCATGAAGGCGTACAACGACCGAATCCCTGCCGTCAAACTTTCAAGCTCCTCCAACTTCGTATCTCTATCTCGACCTAACAGGGATCGCACCAAGAACGGTGGGAAGAAGGTGACTCGGGGTGACGTGTTCTTCGGTGCCGAGTTCGGTGGACAGGCTCGACCCAGCACCCGCCAGTTCTTGAGGCATCGAGGCAGATCGGGCTACTTCTTCTGGCCGACCGTCCGCAAGATGAAGGACAAGATCGCCCAAGACTATCTGGCTGCGATAGATAGGGTTCTCAGGACTCTCGCCGATTAGTTGACTTTGCCTGCCGGTTGGCTAGGGTGGGGGTGAGGAGGGCTTGGTATGGCGGTTTGGTTTAGTTCGGTGAAGGCGGTTCAGCCTCAGCCGTTGGCGTCCTCCTGGTCGCAGCTCAAAGAGTTGCTGTTGTTTCATGAGGAGAATGAGGTGAAGTCGGCTGGGGCGTTGTGGTCTCCTGTCACCTATTACGAGAACACGACTCGCGGGAACAGGAATGTTCGGTTTGTGGAGTCGCTGGTGGTGGACTTGGATGGTTCGTCGTTTGAGTCGGCTCGGCTGGACGGGTTGGAATGGTTTGCGTATTCGACGTATTCGCATCGGTTGGATGATCCGCACTATCACTTGGTTCTGCCGTTGGCTGAGCGTGTGCCTGCTGGGTTGTGGCGGGCGGTGTGGTTGGAGATGGTTGAGCGTCTCAACCTTCCTGCCGACCCACAGACGAAAGACCCTGCCCGACTGTTCTATCTGCCTCAGCATGCGCCTGATGCACCGTTTGAGTTTCATGAGGGTTCGGGTGTTCTGCTCGATACGTCGTTTGATTGGGATGAGGTTCATTCGTCTCGACCTGTGGTGCGTCAGGCGAGGAATCCTCGGAAGGTTCGGGCTGGTGCGGAGATGTTGTCGGAGGGTTGGTGGGCTTCTGCTGATGTGTCGTGTTGGGCTGGGTTGGAGGGCAAGGAGTTGTATCGGGTGATGCTTGCTGAGTGGGAAAGCCTGTATTCGCAGTTGAAGTAGAATCGGCGCGTGGCTGGTGCGCGTACATTCGTTGTTCGGTTCGTCTCTGATACCGACAAGGCTCTCGATGGGTTCAAGAAGCTCAATAACGGGCTGGCTGGCGTTGGCAATAGTGGCACGGTCGTTAGCCGTTCGTTCAAGGACATGTTCACGGGGGCTGCGGTTGCGACGGCTGGGGTGTCGGCTGCGGTGGTTGGGGTTGCTGGTGCGTTGTATAAGGCGACGCAGGCTGCGGCTGAGGATCAGAAGAGTCAGGCGTTGTTGGCCGATCAGTTGCAGAAGACGGTTGGTGCTTCGGATCAGTTGATTGCTTCGACTGAGCGATTGATTGCTGAGCAACAGGCATTGACCGGTATCTCAGACACTCAGTTGCGTGACGCTCTTTCGATTCTTGTTCGTGGCACAGGTGACCTGACCAAGGCACAGAATCTGCTGTCGACTGCGATGGATATCAGCACCGCCACCGGCAAGGACTTGAACAGCGTCAGCATCGCGTTGGCTAGGGGTGCGAACGGTCAGTTCACCGCACTCACCAGGCTCGGTATTCCGATTGACGAGAATACGAAGAAGTCCAAGGATTTCAATCAGGTTCTTCGTGACTTGAACGATCAGTTTGGTGGTGCTGCGAAGACTGCTGCTGGCACGTTCCAAGGGCAGTTGAAGATTCTGCAAGGCCAGTTCGGTGAGATTGTGGAGACGGTTGGGGCGGCCTTGTTGCCGTATCTGCAACAGTTCTCTGATTTTATTGTGACGAATGTGGTGCCTGCGGTTCAGCGCATCACAACAGTTCTTGGGGAGAAGGGGCTGGTGGCCGCCTTCCAGCAGTTGGTGTACGAGTCTGGGAAGAGTGCGCCTGCTCTGATCGGTGCATTCAGGGCAATCACAATCGGTGTTGCAGAGTTCGTCAATGTGACGGCTCGAGCATTCAATGTAACGAAAGCACAGTTCCAACTTCTCAGGGGCGATGTTGTTGGTGCGGTCAAGTCATTCGCTGCTGCCACTAAAGAAGTCATTGATACCGATGCTCTCCGCTCAGCGTTCGACTCGCTGGCTGTCGGCATCAATCACTACAAGCGTGAGGTGACGACGGCTGATCGGGCTGAGCGTCAGTTGAACGCAACCGGTGAGGCAACCATTGACACATTCGGTGAGGGTGGCGGTGGCGGTAAGGGTGGCGTGGCTAAGACCGTCAAGACTGCGGCTGAGAAGTTGAAGATGTTGACCGAGGCTATCGACAAGTCGACGGCTGCGTCGAAGAGGTTGAAGTCGGCTGGGGAGTCTGTGGCTGATTCGCAGAAGTCGTTGGCTGATGCGACTTCGGAGCGTGAGAAGGCTCAGGCTGCGTTCAATCAGGCTGTGGCTGGGTATGGTTTGGATTCGCAGCAGGCGAAGGATGCTCAACGGAAGTTGGATGCGGCTCAGCGTGATGTGGCTCGGTCTGGGTTCAGGGTTGAGCAGGCTGTGTTTGCGGTGAAGGATGCGGAGAAGGAGTTGGCTGAGATTCGCAAAGACCCTGAATCAACTCCGCAGGCTATTCGTGAGGCTGAGATTCGTTTGGCTGAGGCGAAGTTGGCTGTGACTGATGCGACTGATGCTCAGTATGAGGCGACGAAGGATTTGGGTGAGGCTCAACGGTTCTTGAATGAGCAGGTGTCGGGTGCGATTCCTGGGTCGGCTGTGTATGAGGAGTTGGCTTCTGATTTGGCTGATGCGAAGGAACGTGAGGCCGATATGACGAAGCGTGTTGCTGACGCTATTGATGCTCAGCGTGAGGCGTTGGATGCGTACAATGAGTCGCTTCGTGTGCAGTTGGATTTGGCTAAGCAGTTCCCGAAGATTTCTGCTGGTGTGCCGAACCCGTTTGCGTCTGAGCTTGCTTCAATACAGCAAACCCAAACAGCAGCACAAGCCGGGATTGTTGCAGCACCGACGGTTGCGGTGACGGTGAACGCTGGGTTGGGTGCATCTGGTCAGGAAGTGGGGGCTGAGATTGCTGAATATCTGCGCCAGTACGCTACGGTGTCGGGTATTCAGTTCTCAAACGGTTCGACCGGCGCATTGTTCGGAAGGTAGCCGATGGCCAAGACGCTGAACTGGGGGGAAACATTCAAGGTGCTTCTCGACGTCGGCTTTCTCACCGACGCCTTCACCCTTGACTCCTCACTCCTTGACGGCACCGATGTTCTGGACGGCTCAACCGACTTCGTAGACATCACCGAATATGTCCAATCCATCAACATCAACCGAGGCCGAACCAGCCAACTCGACACCTTCAACCCAG